AGCGCCAAGAAAGTGTGATGGAAAGAGCGGTACGTCCCTTCAACGTCCATCTCCAATATCGGGATCACCCATCCACACCAAAGAAGACCGATTGATCCGACCACCAACCAAACCAACCGATCCTCGGGAAGCCCCGCTTCCCAAGGATTTTTTTTGCCTGTTGCCAGACGCAACGCTTCGGAGTCTTTGAAATGTCGGAAGCAAACGGGAAGGTCACCTGCAAAAACTGCGGATGGTTCGCCGACAAAGTCGAAGGCGACGATCTCACTTGGCCTGCCGAATTCTATTTCGGTCGCGGCGGACGACTCGAAGGTTTTTGTGTCCTTCATCACGCCGACCTCTTCGTCACCACCCCGTGCGGTGCGTGGCTCCCCAACACCCTCATCAACAACGGAGAAATGAATGGCTAGCCGACTCACCAGTTGGACGTCAGTGTGCGTTTTCATCATCGCGTTGGTCGTCGCAACGATCCTTCTTTCTGGGTGTGCAACCCGTCTCACAACGACGATGGGCGACACGGTGTACACGGCCAACATTGGCCTCAACAAATTGGAGATTCCTGATGACTGAAGCAGGCAAGAAATTTTTCGGAACATTTTTTGGGTTGGGCGTGCTGATCATCATCGCGCTTCACCTTTTCGGATGCGTGGACGTTGGCTCATCGTCCGGTGGGGTTGAAGCCGACACAACAAGCACCAGTGATCAGACGCAAGAACAAACAACAACTGAGTGAAGAAGCCCTCAGTTTTCTCGTGGCCGCACAACTCCTCGGCATTGCCGCGTGCGTTGTGGCGGTCCTTTTGTTTGCAATCGTCACCACGCTTCTTTGGTGACACTTAAAGGAGTTAAAACAATGGCAATTAGTTTCAAAAGCCCAGCAGATGCCGCCGCCGCGCAAGGCGTAAAAATGCTGATTTTCGGCGCGTCAGGGTCGGGCAAAACCGTGACGTGCGCCACGTCGGGGGAACCCACCCTGATCATTTCAACGGAAGCGGGACTACTCTCCATCAGGGACGCACCAAAAACAATCCAGATCGCGGAGTGCAACACCCGCGCTGATGTCGAAGAGGTGCTCGACTACTTGGAGCACAAAGGTGCTCCGGCGTGGGTGTGTCTGGACTCGATCTCTGAGATCGGCGAGGTCGTGCTGGCTGAAGAGTTGAAGTTAAGCGGCAAGGACCCTCGGAAAGCCTACGGAGAACTCGCGGTCGTCATGACCACTCTCGTCAAACGCTTCCGCGACCTGCCCGACACCAACGTCGTCATGACCGCCAAGTTGGACCGCGTGCAAGACGGCATGAGCAACGCGATGCTGTACGGGCCCTCAATGCCGGGTCAAAAGATGGGGCAGGCACTGCCCTACTTCTTCGACTTGGTGGGCGCACTCCGCGTAGACAAAGACAATGAGGGGAAACTTGTCCGGTCCCTTCAAACCAACCGTGACGGACAGTGGGACGCAAAAGACCGGAGCGGAAAACTCGACGTCTTCGAAGTCCCGAATCTCGCCCAGATCAAAGCAAAGATTCTGGGCACCAAACAAACCAAGAAAGCCGCATAGGAGAACCTAATGCCAGAACTATCTTTTGAAATGCTCGAAGAAGAACCGCTGAGAAGTTTCGAACCCCTCGCCCCCGGCTGGTATCCCGCCGTCATCAACGCGACGACGGAGGAGACCAGCAAGGCCGGGAATCGATACCTTCAGATTGAGTTCGAGATCACCGCCTCAGACGTCGCTGGACGCCGTGTGTGGACCAACTACAACGTATGGCACCCGGATACCAACGTCGTGGAGATCGCACAGCGTCAGATCAGTGACCTCACGAGAGCGTGCGGCCTCACCAGTGTCCCCGCGGACTCCGATGAACTGGTCGGCAAGCACCTCGATGTCCAACTCAAGGTCGAGGAAGGCAACGGCACCTACGCGCCGAAGAACAAGGTCGTGGCGTACCGCACCGCGCCGGGACAACCCCCGGTCCCGAAGGCGGTCAACGGTGCCGCCGCGGCTGATGATCCGCCGTGGTAATCGACGAGTACGTTCTGTGGCTGACCATCATCATCGGTTGGATGGTCATTCTTTTCATCGGATGTGTCATCGAGGAGGTCGTCAAGTATGTCGAGGCTAAACGAGCGGCAGAGAGAAGAGGCGCAAAAACTCATCAAAGACTACAGCGACGTGGTCTCGCAAATGCAGTTGGACCTCGACCAGCACGACTCCGTCGTCGATTTCGCAGAACGAACGCACATCACCCTCGTCGAGATCGTCCCGGCGATCGTCAAGTTGAGGGCGTTGTCGGCTGAGATTGAGGCCGACGAAATGCAAAGGTCGATGGAGATGTCAGTCCCGCGGCCTTGGTACGGATTCACTTAATGAAGAGAGCACTCAGTCACTTCGAGGACCAGACTCCTCCTACTGGTTTGAGACACTGTGTTGTGGCGATACGGGGTGTGGCTGGGTGCTCTCTATCAGGAGAAAACAAATGAGTTTGAAACAAGAGTTCTTCGACTTTCACAAAGTCAACCCAAACGTCTACGCCGTCTTTGAGAGGTTCAGTCTCGAAGCCGCGGAGTCAGGTATCAAGAAGACCAGCGCGTGGTTGATCGTCAACCGCATCCGCTGGGAAGTTGAGATTAAAACCTACGGCGACGAGTACAAAATCCAGAACGGCTACATCCAGTATTACGCACGCCTCTTTATGAAGAACCACCCACAGTATTTCGGTTTCTTTGACACCAAGAAGATCAAAGGGGACCTCGACACTTGGTGGCACCCGGAGGAGACCCATGCCAAAGTTGCCTGAACCTAGAGACCCTACCCTCGACGCGGTGGACGCCGCGCTGGTCCGCAACAACCCACCCGAGTCTCGCGACTATGCTGGGATTAGTGAACTCGGGCATCCCTGCCAGAAGCGACTCTGGCTGAAACACCGCAAAGTAAAGATGGACCACATGGACGCGCAGGGGCTCCGCAATGTCGGCGACGGTTACGGTGGGGAATACATCATGGCCGATCGCCTGAAGGCGGTGCCGGAGATCACGCTTCACACTGCCGACCCGAAGACGGACCGCCAGTGGGCGGTCTCGGCCTTTGCCGGTCACGTCCGCGGTCACCTCGACGGCATCATCAAGGGGGTGTTCGTCGCCCCCAAGACGTGGCACGTCTGGGAGCACAAACAGGTGACCGAGAAGAAGTTCCGCGACCTAGTCCGCAAGAAGGAAAAATTCGGGGAGAAGCAGGCGCTCTCCGAATGGAATGAGACCTACTACTGTCAGGCGATCTGCTACATGGGCCTTCTCAAGCCGAAGGCAACCCGACACTATCTCACTGTGGCAACCGCGGGGGGTCGCGACTACACCAGCGTTCGCACTGACTTCGACCAGCACGCCTTCGATGTATTCATGGACAAGGCTCGGGAGATCATCGAGTCCACCTCTCCCCCACCGCCGGTCAGTAGTAAGGAGGACTATTACATCTGCCGCTGGTGTCACTTCCACGAGTTCTGTCACGAGAAGACCGTGACCGCCGATGTGAACTGCCGCACCTGCGCCCATGCAACCCCACGGGTTGATGACACCGACCGCGGCACTTGGTGGTGCGAACTTCACGACAAGCGCCTCACCAAGAAGCGCCAGCGTGACGGTTGTTCGAAGCATCTCTTCATTCCTGAACTGATCCCGTGGGCGCACGTCCACACCATGGACAAGATCAACAACAGCATCACCTATCGCACCGAGGCTGGCACGGAGTTCGTCAACGCGGAAACAAACGCATGGGACGCGACACCGAAACAGTTCACGTCGAAAGACCTGCAACACATCACGCCATCCAACATCGACAACAATGATCTCGGTCTCGAAGCGTTCGCGCAGTTCGAAGGCGCACGCATCGAAAAGATTGGGCGTGCAAAGCAACAGGGCAACGACGATCCGCTCGACGACCCGTTACCTTCATGGCTATGAAACAACCCGCTGAGATGAACCTCAGCAAAGACTTCTTCACCATCCCCGAGGCCGCGGAATACTGCGGCGTCTCGGTCTCCCACTTCCGGCGCGAGATCAAGGACACCTTGATCCCGTCGGTCATCTTCATGGGCAAACGCCTCTTCAAGCGCGACGACCTTCGCAAAGCAATCGAAGGAAAGTACCTGTTTCTGTAGCCTTTTGGGCCTATCCCATTTAATGGTTGCATCCCATTTCATGGGCCCCTATACTTCTGGTCACCGGGCGGGCCTAGTGTCCGGTCAGCAAAAACTCTAGGTCGCACCGCTACCGATGCGGATACCGTCACCGGGCCAACTCCCGGTAAACCTAACAGGCGGTTCCTTTGACCGAGGTGCATCTGATCGGGAATGGATACGCGGAGCCAAGCGAGAGACGTAGGCGACCCCCTTCCTTCTGTCAACTGATCACAGGTCTGCGGCTGTTAGCGCGGGATGCACGGGTCACGGGTTCTGCCCCCACACCCGACACAAGCGGGGGCAAGCGTTGATAGCGACAAGCCAATCAGGTTTGTCAGTGTCAACACAACACAGGAGAGCGAGATGAAAAAACGAAAACTGACAGCGACCCTACCGGATGGCGGGATTGCAACACGCACAACCCACCGGACATATACCCACGTTATCGCCAGTCGCAAAGGCGATTCCAAGTGGCGGGCTGAAGGTTGGGCCGGGAGCATCACTCTTGCGAAAAAGCGTTTAGCCGCCGAACAAAGCGACGTTCGTAGGGGGTGGTTACCTTGGGACTATGAGGTCGTAAACCTCGACGGAACGATCGTCCCATTGGTGGGGCCGCTTCCTGAATTTGAAATTCGGGAATTCGCAATGGTCGAGGTTAATTAATAGTGAACAACGCCGCGCCTTCGGGCGCGGCATCAAGGAGAGAGAGATGAAAATTCCTTTCGGGATTACCTTAAAGCGAGTTGGTTACAACTACAACGAAGTTTCTGAGTTCTTGAATTGTTCGACCAATCTTGAGGAGCCGTTGCAAACCG